GAGGTTTGCCATGTAGAAGACAACATAGTTGCCAGCAGCAAACTCAGCGTCTGTTGCGATAACGAACTTTGGATAAAGGTAGTTAGCAACTGAGAACGCATTGTAAATCTCAGCGACTGTAGAACCTACGTTGTCGTCGAGATAGGAATCAAGCTCACCATCAAATGCGACTGGTGAGATCTTTTCGAAACCATCACCATTACCGAAGTCAATGAAGACGTAGGAATTGGTAGAATAGTTGGAAAATGTAAATGTAGCCATTATTATATTTTCTCCTCTTAATGATAATACATTTTAGCCCTTTTGAAAAGCAAAGTTTTTCAAAAAAACCAGAACAGGAATACAGGGTATACCCATTCACCCATAGATATACCTGCCCCAACTTAACAGAAGAGAAAAATGTTTCCCAGCATAAAAAAGTTGCATTAGAAATTTAAAAAGACTATTTAATATTTTTTTAATCGATTTTTAAATTTTATCCGACAATTCTTATAATTTCAAGCATCAATCTGGAGTTTGATTCGATTTCTCGAATGTTATAAATCTTATCATTATTTATGTAGAACTCTCCAGAGAGAGGAGAAACACTAACAAGTGATCTAACGCCATTCAAAAACATATGAGCACCTTGAACATAAATCTCACCATCAAATCCCAAAAGAGGGTTTAGATTTGTCCTAGCGGGGATTGTTGAGTCACCGGTTTCGTATGTATAAATTTCTCTGTATGCTTCCATTGTTTTCTCATTTATTCAATGATTGTTAACACTTCTAAGTACAATCTTGCTCCAGCCTCAATTTCTCTAACATTATATATATCGCCACCGATAATATAGAAATCTCCAGTCAGAGGGCTTGCTGTAACAACTTGCCTTAGACCGTTTTGGTATATTGCTGCTGTCTGGACCATTAAAGGATCCCCAGTATAGCCAAATAAAGAAGACAAAGCTGTGTCTGGTGACATATTGGCTGAGGGTTCATATACGTAGACTGTCCAAATGATATCTTGGACTGTAAGTGATCCAGCGGATCCACCAGATGATGGAGAGGAAGAAGGTGAAGATGAAGGAGATGAAGACGGAGTTGAAGGTGAAGAAGGATCGGAATCTAGTCCGCCGCCGTCTTGATACGACTCATTAAGGGCATCAATAACATCTTGTGCCATATTATCAAGAGACATAACACCTTTGCGAGTCTTAATGCATGTTGCTTGAATCTGGAAAAGGTGATCAACTTGTCCAAAAAGTTGACGACCTTCGTTTAAAGAAACAATTTCATAAAAAGAGTTTCCGTATCGAACATAATCACCTTCGCGAACATAAAGGTCTTGATCTTCTGCCAGTCTTCTTTTATGAAAGTTAACTGTGATTTTGTAATCCTTGTCTAGTCCATAATGAGAGGTTGTTGTTTGAATCCCCTCAAACTCAACAAGAGCATGAACTCTTACTGGTCCAAGGAAACTTTTATGAATCGCTTCACCATAGAGAGGATGAAAGTTTGTCCTTTCACGAGAAACTGGAAGATAAAGTATTTGTTGTCCGATGACTCTTTCAATAAGTTCATCATTAACTTGCTTTACAAGATCTCTTTCCGATTTCCCAAGAAACAAGGGAGGAGGAGGATTTGTTGGTCTTGACCATTTGTTATCATTAGACATCTTAATCGTCCTCCCTTATGTCTCCGTATATAACCCTCTCTCTTGGAATCTTAATTTCAACAGCATTCTCGCGAATTGTGAGTTTTGGTTGATTGTCGTTCTTATCTGATCCAAGAAGATATCCGAGAATCTTTAAATTAATTGTTGTCTTAAATGTTCTTTCTTCTTGGTCAAGATTAGCCAAATTGTTATCAAGTGAAAAATCATTTTGGATAAAACCTTCAAACTTATGCCCATCACGATGAATAAAGAAGTTGTTGATCTGGCCAGTTGTTGTCATAAATGGGGTGAATATTTCATTCATTTGTTGCTGGAACTCTGTCTGGATTGTTACAACATAGTTAGCAACAACATAAGTTGGAACAGGCATTGACACTGTTTGATAAACAACTTTCTTGTTTTTATAGGGAAAGTTCATTTGTCCAAACTTTCTTTTTGCTGTAGCGTTTGCAAAGTTTGATGTCTTATCTTGGTTGATTAACCTGGCAACCTCTATTGCGCCGCCTTTTGCATCGTGATATCTTGGTAAGTGAGACCATGCTACACCTTTCATATTTGGATCTTTAACTAAAGAATTTCTCTCTATTGAAATAACAGGAAGTGTGAAAACATTTTTTCTGTTTCTGAGGTCTTTATTGTCTTTGATTTGAAAAGATCTTTCTGGCATTGACCAAATAAGAGGGACTTTTTTCCATCCTTCATTTGTAGTACAGAAAATATCAAGTTCTTCGTTTAACCAATCATAAAGAGCAAAATCAATCGTTTCTACAGTTGACGGCATAAGAGAAACTTCTTTGACATTCGGGTCTTCTGTTTCTCTTTCTTCTCCATAATATGGTCTGTAACCAGCAAATTGTTCTTTTTCACTTGACATATGTTATTTTAACCTTGATAAATATACATTGGCATTTTCTTTTGTATATCCTCGATTGCATTAACCTTCTCGGCATCCGACTTAGCTATCTCTGAGTAAGTCAACTGATCCAAGATTTCCTTAAGCTCGTTTCTAAGCAAGTCTTGCTCTTCCTTTGCTTGGCTCAAAAGCGCATCAGCATTCAAATTTACAGACTCGCCTGGAATTGGTATTGTTGCGAACTTTCCTCTAATTTGCCCAAGTGTTTCTTTAGAGAGAGCAAGAGCAAATCTGCGAATCCATTGCTTGCCGATTGCATTAATGTTTTCATATGGAATATTATCAAACGGAATAGTATTGATATTATTGATACCTTCCGTTCCTGTTTCATATTCTGGATTCTCGTCCCAACTGTTTGGGATAACAGAGAACTCGACCCACATGTATTGTTGGTCACTAAATGTATGTGGCATTGGAAATAATCTAAGTTTATTATCTTTCAATTCGAAAGAATAATGAGACAATCTCGTATACAAGTGGTCTTCATAAGCCATAGCTTGCAGTTTATTTTGCCACACTGGAACTATCTCGAATGTTGAGTCATCTGTGTATTGTCCGTAGTGATTTAGGTTTCCTACAACATTTAATCCGCCATAATAGCCAAAGAATCGCCACATTGCTCCTGGAGTTTTGTAAAAGACTTTTTTGATAATAACTCTGTTATCTCCAACAACTCCTTGATATGGAGCGCCAGCACCACCAGCAGGATCGATACCAGTGGCTGATGATTGAGATAAGATAGATTGAAGATCATAATCTTGTTGAAGATTATTCACCTTAAATGAAGCAGAATAAATTGGAATTGTTCCACCGATTCCTGCTTCAAATGAGAATCCATCACCCACGCGGCGGGCATATTCAAACATAGTTCTTGGATATTTGAGATTAACGCCTGAAGGCCCGGTTACTAGTTCGCCGTCTTCGTCAAATGTACCTGTAGCTTGCCCAAGAACATCGGAAAGAATATTCTTAGACTGGTGAAGGTTTATAAGATAACTGTATTCTAAACAGGCTTCTTCATAATTGGCATAAACGTTTGTTGTCTTTAGCTCAATATCGAGGACATCGCCACCGAGTTTCTTGTAAGTGTAGGCAACTTGGTCAACAGCACCAGAGATAAATGCTGATGAGCTTGCATAAATGCCAAAAGGAAGTGAACCGGTAACTTCTGAATAAGTTCCGGTTGGAGCAAGAATAGATTTGCTCATTTGACTAGCGGGAGTAAGAACGGGAAGAGCCATGGGTAAAATTTCTCCTAACACTAAGTAGTGCCTCAAACAACAAAACCCCCCCACAATAAGTGGGAGGGCTGTTGATGACTACGTTACGCTAAGATCAGACGAGATCTTCGATAACGACCAATCCGTACATATCTGGACGGACCATCTTCTTAGCATAGCGTGTCATGACGCCCTTACGAGGTACGAAGTCCTCGGTGCCGAAGATTGTCGGTGTCATTTGGAGTGGAACGTATGGAGCATAGACGTAACCGCTTTCAAGGAAGGAAGCGCCCTTACGACCGCAAAGAACAACGTTTCTTGGGAAGTATGGATCAACGTAAACGTCGAACTTCTTGCTCAAGTTACCAACTCTAACTGCGCCAACGGTGCCGCGTGCGTCTTCGTGAGTGACAGCACCACGGAAACCAGCGGTGAACTCAAGAAGGTTAGCAATCTCTGGAGAGACGACAATGAAGTTAGCGCCACCGCGAAGTGTCTTGCGGTGAATTTGTGCAGAAACATCGTTGATAGTTTCAACAAGTGTCTCATACCACTCGGAGACGTTACCGGTGAAGTCTGGGTAGCCGAGAGATGTTGCATCAAGCGCAGCACCTGTTTCGCGGTTAACGAACTTACCTGGAAGTCTGGACCAGTACAACTTAGCAGCAGTACCACCCTTGACAAGATCTTCAAGGATTTCTTGGTCGATTTCAAGAGCAATGTGCTCAGAAAGAACAGAAGTCAACTCAACTTCTGCGTCAAGGTTGTGGTATGCGTTAAGGTCTTGTGCCAATTCTGGTGTCCACTTAGCCTTGAGCTTCTTAGTCTTCGCTGTGACGGAGACGGAATCAACCTTGATGTCGATCTCTGGGATCGCTGCTTCACTCTCAAGACCCCAAGTATTAGCGCCAACAACTGCACCGAGTGCGGAAGCTGTTACAAGGTTATCGTCGATGACGAAGGAGGCAGTATTAACTGTTGCCATAGAAGCTGTAGCAGCGCCGACATCAGAACCAGTCATAACAACGATAAGATCACCAGCAGCAGCGGTGGTGGCCGCAATATCTTGCGCGTCAGCATCGCGAGTGAGGCGACGAATCATTCCGCCGACGGTGGCGGAGCCGTTTTTGGCTGTGATTGTGACATAATCCTTGATGTTGAACTGTTGACCTGTGAGAGCGGAAAGTGCAACCTTACCGACAGCAACAGCAGTACCAACAAGATCTGGGTCGAAGCGAACAAGACGATCAACAGTGGAACCAGAAGCACCAACAGTACCAGAAGCAATAAGTGTAAATCCTGTTGCTGCGGAACCTGTTGGGGAGGAGTAGCCGTTGTTAAGTGCATAGAAGCTTTGCTCTGCATTGCGACCAGACAAGGATACGCCACCTGTGATTTGAGAACCAACAACGCCGCCACCATAGATGGAATCGCCTGCTTGACCAGCAAGGCGAGCGCTGTTGTGTTGGAAATCAAGGAAGAAAATGAGACCAGATGGGAGGCTCATTGGTTGAACGGAAACAAGGTCGTTTGCGATCAAACCGCCGAAAACACGACGGACAATTGGGAATGCGACGGAAGCAAAACCTTCAACGTCGCCACCAGCCATAGAAGAAGCTTCGCGAAGAAGTTCCTTGGCTTGGTTTTCAAGAAGGGACGCCATACCATGACGAGTTCTTTCGTCTGAGAGACCTTCAAGAAGACCTGTCTTTTCCCACTTGGAGAGAAGAGCAGCACCTTCTTTGGAGAGATCTCTACGAACGATGCCTTCTGTAAGCTTTTCAAGAATAGACATTTTTAATTTCTCCTATAAGATTATTTGTGTGATTTAATTCCGGCCAGAATCTGCATTCTATCCATTGCTGGGCTTCCAACAGTTCTGTCCGCTCTTCTAGGCAAGTTGGCAGAGGGTCTTTCAATAGTCTCACGAAGTGATTGTGGCTGTGCCTTACCTACAACACTGCCCACTGCGTTTTCTAGAGTCTCGAAGATTACCTTTGCTTCTTCAACCGAACGTGCCTCTGACAAAGCATCAACAATTTTATTCTTTTGTCGCTCATTCAGGGAGCGATTTGCCAAAGTCTTGTTCGTATAAACAAGTCGAGCATTGGAAAGGTTAACCTTTTCCATGCTTTCCTTTAAAGTGTTAACTGAGTCAATCAAAGTAGAAAACTTAGTCTTAAGATCTTTGTTTTCCTTTGTCAACTTCTTATTGGCTGCAACGAGTGCTTCATTTTCTTCTTGTGCCTTTGTAGAAGCCATGCGTGCCATCTCAAGCTCTTGCTTGAAGTCCATAATACTATCAGGGGTTCCAGCCCAGCCATCCTTTTGGGGCTCGATATCAACAATCAACTCTTCAATGATTGCTTCAAGGTCCACTGTATCAATCTCTTCTTCGAGAGCAATGCCGACATCAACGGGGGAAACTGAATCTTCTGGGGTGTCGACTGGAGCCGGCGGTGTTTCCATGGCTGCCTCATGAGAAAGCGGATCACCAACAAGATCCTGATCTTCAGCAGAAAGCGTGTCAGCCATTTTCTGAAGCTCTTCGAAATCAAGAGTGATAACTTCATCCTCGGAAGGCTCAGATTCTGGATCTGCTGCAAGGGGGATATCTTCAGCATTGGAGGGAGCTTCCTCTTCCTTATCTTGACTTGGCTCCTCTTCTTGCTCTAGAAGATTTTCAACCGCTTCTCTGATATCGTTGGAATACTTATCCAAAAGAGCAGATTCTGCGTTTTTGATTGCCGCATCTTTAAGCGCAGCGGCGTCAATGATTGCTTGTTCTAACAATGAAGACATAGAGACTTCCCCTTATAAAATGGTTCAAAAATAAATAGTTGTCGAAATTATAAAAAGACGTTTTTTTATAATGATACTATTCGGTTATACCTGAACCTGTAAGGGTGAACATTTCTTTTGCTTCGATGCCGGTCAATTCTGCCATAAGTCTGAACTGAATACCAGAACCAGAGATATAAATTTCTTTACACTTGACATCAAAAGTGAATGGCTGGTGATCGTGCGAAGTCGCATCAATAACAAACTTATTTAACTCTGTTGCATTTTCGTTAAAGTAAAAATATATTGCCTTATTGTTTGTAAGCTCGTGAATGGTAATAGACTTTGTAACTCTGGGAAACTCAATCTTCATAGTCCCAGTAAGAGCGTTTGATCCTGTAATAAATGGTGTGCCTGATGCCATGTAAGAAGCGGCATTGTTAAGCCCTGGTCTATATTGATAAATTGACATTTGTTTCTCCTGCAATAAATAGTTTGCTTCTTACCTTCTTCTTCTCTTTTTTGGTCTCGGAAGTTTATCATCCGTGCCAACTCCACCGTCTCTCATTTGCTCGTATCTTTGTTGTGCTTTATCAAGAATTTTTTGTCTTCTCTTGCCTGCCATTCTTCTCTTGACGGAGGGCTTTTCAAATTCACCACGAGCACGATATTTTCTAACAATATCTTGCTTCTTGCTCTTTCTCAAAAAACGACGAATCATTCTATCGACTGAATCGTTTTTGTGTCTCAGCTTTTCTGAAACATTTACTGCCCTCTTTGTTTGGGGCTCTCTACCGTGTGTCCTGTTAGACATTATAACTCCAATTAAATCATTTTCTTCCAGTTCTGTCCAGAACCGATTGCCATAATCCCGCTGATGTCAACACCAGCATCGTTTGGCGCATATGCTGAAAGAGGGCTTGAAATCTTCGAATCACCAGATGGCGTACCGCCTGAAGAGAGTGGTTGTGTTCCTTCAAATACGGAACCGATGCCGACTGCCTCTTCTAGTCTCTTTCTCTTATTATCCATTTCTGCCCTTATCTCTTGCTGTAGCTGGTGGTCTTGGATTGGCTGACGCTCCATCTGCATAGATTGAGTTTGTGAAGCGACCTGGCGTGTTTCCACAATTGTTTGGCTTCCAATCCCAACAGCAACTTCTTTGATAATACCAGAAAGAACACCTTCTTCGAAGATGACTTCCTTGATACATTGCTTGATAAGTGGCTTTAAGATTTCTTGTAATTCTTTCTTTTTCATTATTCATCCAAGATTTGTTTTAGAGCACGATTGATTCTATCGGCTTTTGTGAAAATATTTGGCTTGTCGTATTCCTTACCTTCCTTAAGTGCCATAAAGGCATTTGGTGTCGAAGGCTCAGAAACAAAATCAAAGCAGATTAGTTGGAAATCATCCTCAACAATCGTACCTTGCATGGACTCACGAACAGAGCCGAGACCACGAGAAGAAATACCAAGCTTGACTCCGGAATCAACAAGAGATTTCAAAATCTGACCCGATGGGGTGTTCAAGACCTTGACAGTTCCCATAACCTTTGGTCCATCCATCCAAATGTTTGTGACCATATGAGAAGCGTTCTTAAGGTTGATAACAGAATCATCTGGGTGATCGAGTTCACCAAGTGCTCTCTTTTCTCGTACAAGCTTCTTATAAACTTCAATCTCTCTTTTGAGAACGTCTTCTGGATAAACTCTGCCGTTTCCGTTTTTAACTCCGCACTGTTGCATAAGTCCGGTCAAATACATGGCATTGTTTTCTTGAATATCTCTTTTTTCTTCTTCTGTTAGAAGGTCTCTACAAACTCCGCCTTCGCAAAGTTCATAGTATTCTCTTAGCAATACTTTGCTCATTTTATTTCCTCTTTAAAGTAGTCAACAGCCTGCTTTGCAGCGCCTAACTCCGCGAATCATCCATCTCTTGAGTGACATTCTTGGTCTCCAAGTTTATTCCAGAATCACCAAATACCATACTAAGGGTATAAGAAGTCCCAGAACTTATGAAACCACAAAGCATTATGTTTGCTACTGTGACCTCAAACATAAATAGTTGTGTCAATGGATTAATGACGCATAAAAACATTCCGACCCAAAAGCCAACACACATTGGACAAGACCAGAAATAACCTTTTGGTCTGATTCTATTAAAGATTCTACCATAACAAAGGATCTGGGTCAGCCCGTAAGCAGACAAAACAAAATAAACCAATTCTATAAATGACATTAGTCTTCCTTCTGTAGATTTTCAAGCATATAACTCATCCAATAAGGCTCGTATGTGTAACCTGGACGAATGGAGCCTTTCTCTGTTGCTTGTGGGACTTCACCAAGTTCTGTGGAGTCTTCCTTTGTTGGGTCCGTATAGTAATCGTCAAGCATTTCTTCATAGCTCTCAAGGTAGTTATAGTATGGAGCCTCTTGTTGGACAAATTGATAGATTCCATAAAGAGTATAATCAAAGCGATTCTTTTGTGGATTATCGGATTCGCAAATTAGCCCCTCAATAGAGCCATAAATATTTCCACCACGAACTGTGCCGAATTGAACGAGACCCTTTGTATTCATAAACTCAAAAAATCGGTCTTGCGCTGAATAAACTGAGTCGGATGGCTCTTTCTTAGCAAATGTGACAATCTTATTTTTCTTTGGCATCACGACAATATCAATCTCTTTGTGATCGAAAATCATAATATTTCCGTCAAGTGATCTTCTAGCTTGAAGTTCGATATCAAATCTATCTTTCTGTTCCTGACCGATAGTGACCGTCATGAGTGCCATTATTCTTCAATCTCCTTTGCAAGATTTTGGATCTTGAGGACATCATGGATAAACTTGTTATCAATGTCCCTTTGTTTAAACCCATCAATAACATCAAGAACCTTTTGTGTCCCCTCTAGGATTGCTTCATCTTGCTTGACTTCTGCAAGCTGAGTTGAACTCTCAACGACTTCACGCAAGCGACCAATCTCTTCGCTCAAGAAAGCCTTGAGATCGATGCCGTTATCAGAGAAAGATCCGATATAATGCTTGAGAAGTTCTTTTTGCTCGGAGAGAAGAGATTCGCCATACTTTTCATTAAACTTCTTGACAAACGTCTTGTATGTCAAGTTGTCGATTGGCTTAATTGATTCTCTTTCTCTTGCTTCACCGGAGAGCATATTTTCAATGACTTGATTTTCAAGAAGAACTCTTTGCTTTGCCTTTGTTCTTGGGTGAAAAATCTGGAAGACTGTTGCTAGATCTTTATAGTTCGGAACGAAGTTGTTGAAAACTTCTGGTGAGACTTCTTTGTTAATGAGATCAATGACTTCGCTTTGCTTTTCGAAAAGAACTTTGTGATTAATCGACATCTTAATCATTCTTGCTTCAAAGATAAGCTTTTCTGCTGTTTTCTTATCGAGATCTTTTGACTCAAGAATAGTCTTGTATGCTTCAAGATCCTTTGCAAGAAGAGTTCTTCCCTTAAAGTTCTCTCTAATAATCTTAACAATCTTCTTTTGCTTTGGCTTATCTTGAGCGACAACAGCTTTTGTCAACTCTCGAATCAAAGCTTCAAAGATAAAAGCAGTATTACGCTTTTTATTGTGCTTCATTTTCATTTATTTCAGTCTCCGATTTTTCTAGATCAGCAATCAAGTCTCGAATTTCAGTCGATACTTCAAATAGTAGCTTTTCATCGCTGTCGTAAGTAGTTTGTTGTGATTCGTAAATTCCACGAGATAGTTGTTTCATATCCGAATATCCTGAAACAATATCTTTTGGTTTTGGAATCGCAATGTTTGTGTAATTCTGAATTCTGCCGTTTCTACCATCTCCGCCTCGCTTAGTAGTAGAAACATACTTTTTGCCTTTTGCTCGCTTACCCTGAGAGTTTTTGGTTGTTTTACGATCCCTATCGTCTCTCTTCGCGGGAGCGGCGAGAAGTGGACCTTCTTCTTCTCCACCTTCTTCTCCTCCAAGATCCAAGTCTCCAGCGCCTTCCCCGCCAGCTTCTTCCCCTCCAAGATCCAAGTCTCCAGCGCCTTCATCACCTAATCCCTCGGCTCCACCAAGGTCTTCTTCTCCAAGATCTGTACCGATAGCTTCATTGAATTCAGCAGTTGCTGCTTCCGCTACTGCGCCAAGCTCTGCCTCAAACCTACGATCATGGAACATCTCTCTTTGATTTCGAACAAACTCTTCCTCTGAAAGATTAAAGATGTTCTTAGAAATCCAACGACGAGAGAAGAAGTTCTCTGTTGCGCCACCTGCGATTTCAAACTTGGTTTTCCACTCTTCAAGATCTTGAAGTTCGGCAATCTTCGAAGGATTATTAAGGCGAAGCTTGAAGCTGACCAAATCATCACCTCTAAATCCAAGAGTATAAAGGTGAACAATACCAATCTTTTCCATTTCCGCAATGACTGATCTCTGAAGCCTTTGGATTGTTCTTGCGAAACGAACGTCTTTTTGAGCCAAAGTTGTTTTATCTTCTTGTGCCTCGGAATCACTCGACAAATAAGCAGACGGAATCTTCAAAGCCGAGAACATCTTGTCTCTGAGATACTTAACATCATCGATATCGCCAGTAAACTGACCACCAGCAAGCGTATCGATTCTTGAAGATTCTCCGCCTCGAACTGGAATGAAATAATCTTCTTCAACATTTAGCGGGTTATATCGAAGATCGACGCGACCTGTGCTGGCATCAACAACTTGATTACGCTTCATAGATGTGATTGTTTTTTGAACAAACTGCTCAACGTCCTGCGGCGCGATAGATCCAACGTCAATATAAAAGACTCGCCTTTCAGAAGAACGAACGATACGATAAGCCATCATTGCGTCTTCCATAAGAACTAACTGTCTCCAAATTCTACGAGCAGGGTCGAGAACCGAGGATCCGTATGGGGCATACTTGTCGTTTCCGAGAATTCTAAAATGTGCAATTTGCCAGTTTTCAAAAGTCATTCCAGCAGAGTTCCACTGATACTGGACATAATTTGGATTTGTGGGATCTTCTCCTTCAAGTCTTTCAACTTCTCTGAGAGGAATAGGGATAACAGACTTAACACCGATTCTATCATCAATATCCAAATAAAGAACGAAATCTCCGTTCTTGCACATCGAACGACACCAACCAAAAAGATTGTGCTCAACATTAAGAACATTCATATAGAGCGAATGAAGGACTGCCCTAATCTCTTCGTTTGGACAATCAATACGAAGCATAGGGCTCAAGGAAGAATGGGTTGTCATTTCGTCTGCATAAATATCAAGAGCAGAAGCAATCTCTGGCATATATTCCATTTGGTCATAATCAATATATCTTTCAGATCTATTCTGATTAGACATAATCTTGCTCTGCATAACATCAAATGGGCTGTATGCAGCTTTCTTAAATTGTTGCCCAGAAGCAGATCTAAACTGAGTAGCGTATTTATCCAGTTCTACTCTCTTGATTCTCCTGTTTGTTTGGGTTCTCCAGTTTGTAATTGGTCCGGAGAAAAGTCTCGTCAAACGACGAAACAACTCAGACTGAGGATTATTTGGATTATTCTTATTGTCTGCCATTATTTATCCTTTGATTAACCAAGAGTATTGTTTGTATTGCTCTTGTTGTTTAAACATTTTATCTTCTAATGCTTCGCTTTTTTTATACCCTTGTTGTCCGGGTATCGTAGTATTAATCTTTGTATTCACTTTTACCATAGATGTCAAGCAAGCTTTCTTATATTCTTGTTCCCTAGAATTTACAGTGAGTGCCGTATCTCTGACCCAACATCCGATGGCTAGAGCCATGATCAGGTCATCGTTATAGCCCCTCATTGATTGAGGCTTGCCGTTTTTCCAAATGAAAGTTCTCAGTTCGTTAGTAAAACGCACAGAGTTTATTTTAATTAGTTTGTTTCTGATGAATTCTTCTAGTTTTGCGACAATCAATGGTCTTGTCTTTGACGAGGTTGTGAACCCAGGGACAGCACCAGAATGATTTTCGCCTTGATGACTTTCAACAAACTCGTGAGTTGACTTGATGGAATAATAAATGTTTGGATATCCAAGGTCTGTCAATTTCTCCAAAACTGAAATACCGATACCCACATTCTCAACAACAAGAAGACAATTTCCATATTCTTTTCCAGTTGAGTTAAGAATGTCAGCGTATAAATCCAGGCTTGGTTTACCTTGATATTCGGCAACCACTTCCATGGTTTCTAGTTTTATAACATGGAAAACAGAAAAGTCTGCACCGTCACCTCGCGCCACGTCAGCAACAAGTAAGTAAGTGTTCTCATTATTGTATTGCTCCCAAATCCAAAGGTTTCTATCAAATCCAGTTCTATATTTTGGTTCTGATACTTGCTGTTCAAGATAAGTGATATCTTCTGGGTGGATAACACTATCACCGGAAGTATTGAAGTTGCATTCAAGCTCTTGGGCGATTTCCCTTCGAGACATGTTTCTGGTTTCTCGTTCGAACCATTCTTGATCTCGTTCTGGGTGAATGTTCCACGGGAGGATTACCGGATGGAAATCATTTGCTGACTCCTCTGCTTCAACATAAGTTTTGTGAAACCAGTTACCAACACCGTTTGGTGTGCTCAGAGCAATACAACGACCACCGGTAGAAATTGTAGGATAAAGACCGGCCCACAACTCTTCAAGGTTGTCAATGTGGGCAGCCTCGTCAAGCACCAGGAGGGAAAGGGCTTCAGAACGTCCAGCGTCCCCTGAAGTGCTCGCAGCCTTGATTTGAGAGCCGTTTGAGAGTTCAAACGAGGCACGGTTGTCAATTGATATCTCGGCTAATACGAGCCATTCTGGAAGGTTTTTCATAATAGCCTTAACCTTCTTGACCAAGTTTGCTGCTGTCGCGAACTTTGTAGCCATAACCAAGATATTCTTATCTCGATAGAAAAGCATCAGCCAAACAATATAGGCTGCGGCGATTGTAGAAATACCAAGCTGACGAGCTTTTAGGATAACTGTAAATCGATAATCGTTGAAATCTTGCAGCAAGTCCGCTTGATACGGATAGGTCTTAAAGGGAATTAGTCCCTTAATAGGATGCGAAATTCTCGCATAATTGTTTGTAAAGTAAACCGGATCTTTACCGCATTTGACGATTTCTTTTACTATCTCTTTTTTGGATAGCTTATAAGACATTCTTCCTTCTTATTCGAATGAGCCCTCTTTCAAGAACTTCTGAAATTTAACATCCATTGGATTAGTAACTGCTTCTCCAAGTGTGTCGACTTGTGTCAACTGGGCAACCTTGAAAAGTCTGTGAGCCATAACGAATGTTCTAACACGACTTGTGTTCTGAACGATACAAGTGCATTCACCTTCTGGTGTGAGGGTGAGGGCGCTGCCTGTGATTGCTCTGTATTCTTTTGTGAGGAAGTTTGCGATTTGTTGAAGCTTTAGCTCGCATTCTTCTTCAAACTTTCCTGCGTAAACATCCTTGAGGCGAACGTTTGCTTCGTAGTTGATCTGAAGCATGTTGCCGATAAGCTTAACACCAAAGCCATCGGAGACTCTTGAGTCAATAATTGGGCAGCCTTCTTCTCTAGCCAAACCAATCTTCTTTGGTTCGCCGTCGACAAAGCGCTCATCGTGAGCACCATCATAAGCATTTGCTGCCGCTTGTGAAATTCCTTGAATGATTTCTAGTGTTGTAGCCATTT